CACTAATCTTACGTTTCATCTCATCACTCATAGCACCACGCTTTTTGCCTTTTAATCCATTATCATAACTGTAATTAATATTACGATTAGCCAATTTGTCATTTCTCTCCTTGTACTTAAGTGTACCACTGTCAATACCATACTTGTCAACAAACCACTCCAAAGTATAACGTCCTACAGCACGATCACGTTGCCTTTCTTTAGCCTCATCACTATGCTTTTTACCGTGCATATGACCGACATTGTTTGCAACAGTCATATTTTTAATAATTTGTTCTTTATTGGGATTATGTGTAAAATTATCCCCTCCACCGGCAGTTGGAGTAATGTTATAGCCTATATCACGCATATAGGGTTTAAACATATCTAAATAAAATTGTTCTCGTTGAACCAAAACTGTTTCATCTGTATTTTCTAAAATAATAAAATCAAAATTAGTTTCCCCATAAAAATCCCAAGCGTGTTGTAATTTAGGATTAATGTGTTTATTCTTTTTTAAATCATTTTTATGTTCCCACCAACGACGATCAATATCTTTAGCAGAACCAATATAAAACTTACCATTCTTAACATTTGTAATTTTGTATACGCCACTTTTCATATAATATAAGTATATACAAGTTCTATGGTAATGTCAATTATTTTTTATTAATGCAAGAAAAAACCCCAACTTTCGTTGGGGTTTTTGAGTTATTTTATTTCTACTAAGTATTATACGGTATCGAGATCGCCGATAATAACTTTTCCATAGAATTCGGGGCGCACTACCTTCTTAGCGTAGCGGGTCATTACGCCTCTACGTGGAGTGAAGTTCACTGGATCATAGACCAATGGAGTTTGGATTAGTGGGATATATGGAGCATATACAGCACCGGTTTCTAGGAAGTTGTTTCCACGGAAACCAACCAATACAACGTTATCGGTCATATATGGGTTCTTGTAAACTTGGAAGCGAGAAGCAAAGCTACCAACGCGGCTTACGCCCATTGCGAACTTAGCTTGATCACCATCAGTGTTTACTACATATCCTGGAATTGATTCTAGGATAGTTGCTACGTCTGGACTTACGACCAAGAAGTTAGCACCACCACGTAGGGTCAATTTTTGGATTGTGTTAGATACCTTTTGAATCTTGTTTCCAAGAGTTTGGAACCAAGTGCTCTTTACGTAAGCAGTACGGTTTGGTGAACTGTTTGCATTACGTGTGAAGATTGCTTCACCAGTGGTTGCATTGATGCTCTTGCTGAATTCAACACCGATTTGGGCGGACCAAGCTTCGGTTGTTACACCTTGAACGGCTTCGCTCAACATGTCTAGGATTTCAAGGTCGATTTCCATAGATACATATTCACTCAATAGAGCAGTAAGTTCTGCTTCTGCATCAATGGAGTGATATGCGTTCAAGTCTTGAGCCAATTCTGGGGTCCAGACTGCCTTCAACTTACGGGTCTTAGCAACGATTGGTTCGCTGTTTAGTACCAAGTTTACTTCAGGAATACTGATATCAGTATCAATGCTTTGTGTAGCAACGTTACCTTGTTGGCCAGAACCTTCACCAGCTGTCTTACCAGCTTCGAAGTCACCACGTAGGTTATCGGTAGGTTGTAGACTGTAGATCAACTTAACGTTGCTTGCTACACCACCAAATGCGCTGTTGGAAGCGGATACGATGTATACAGATTGATAGAATGGAGTACTCAAGCTACCGGTATTAATAGCGCGGGTATAAGTGTTCAATACCAAACCACTGCTTCTTAGAGAAGTTGGTGCGGTTGAACCTGAGATCAAGTTGAAGGAACGTACTGCGTTCAAATCAACGTTGTACATATAACCGTTAGCAGCGATGCCTGTGGTTACGTTATCACTGTGGTTCAAGGTAACCTTGAACAACTTCTTAGCAACTACAGATGCGCTCAATTCAGCATCAAATTGAACATCGTTCCATGAAGCTGTTTGAATTGTATTACCATTTGTAGTGCCGGTTGCACTCTTAGCAAGAGTAATAACAGAGCTACTTACTGGGCGAACTGAATAAGCATAAGAACCTTGACCGTATAGACCACGTACTGCGCTATCAGTTGAACCCAACTTCTTACCTGTACCACCAAACAAACTGTCGTTCAATTGCTTACCTGCACGGGTAGTCTTGGAACTACCGTTATTCAAGTTACGCAAGTCTTGGTTTGGAGCGGTTGTACCATACTTGAAGTCTAGATAGAAGATTAGACCGGATGGTAGATTCATTGGTTGAACGCTTACGAATTCCTTCGCAGCGATTTCAGCGAACACACGACGAACCAATGGAAGAGCTACGCCAGCCCATTGTTCAGAACTGGTAGATGTACCAGTTGTGGTTGCTTCGTCAAGCAATTGCTTTGCTTGATTTTCCAATAGAATTGACATGTGTGCCTTTTCGACACCTTGGCAACCTTCTAGGAGGCCAGTCTTTTCCCATTTGGATTGTAGTCCACGTGTTTCTGCCATCAATTTGGCCTGTGGATTCATGTTGTTTGTCAATAGACTCTTTACGTCCATACTCATATATTTGTTTCTTTCTTTATTAATTACTGTTAGGTTTTTACTCGCAAACTAATTTTACTTCTTGATTCCTGCGAGTTTTTGGAATCTTGAAGTCATCACTTCAGCTTGAGGTTCTACAATGGTAGAGTCAGGCTTTGTTGATGATACTGGTTTGCTTGCCAAACCTTCGGTGATAGTTTGAGCAGTTGTATTGGTCTTTTTCTTGACAACTGATGCACCGGAATTAATTGATTCGGCTAAAACTGTATATGCCAACTTGACTTCGCGAATATTCTTGGTCAAGTCGAAAGTGTTGATGATCTTAAGTTTTTGATCTTCGTTCAAACTCTTACCCTTGAACAACTTGTTGGTATAAAGCAACTTAGCATTCAATAGGTTGGTTTCTGCTAGAACGCCCTTCATGAACTTTACAGTACTTAGAGCTTCTGACAATTGTTTCTTTAGAGTTTCGTTTTCTTCGTTGATAGCTACTAGAGCTTCTGCCATTTCTTCAGAAGTTACATCATCTTCTTCAGCTGCTTCGGCTACTGGAGAAGGAACTTGACCTGGAGCAGCAGGAGCTGGTACTGGAGCAACAGGCATTTCAGCAGCAGGAGCTGGTGCTGGAGCTGGGGTTGCTTCTTCAGCTTCTAGTTCAGCTAGAAGTTCATCTAGACTGATTTCTTCATCTACTTCATCTTTAGATTCTGGTTCAGATGATTCCTTAGATTCACCTTCAGAAACTTCGCCTTCTAGTTCTGCTAGAATTTCGTCTAGCTCTTCACTAGTTACTTCTGCACCTTCTTCGACAGCAGCTTCTTCTTCAAGCTTTACGTCGAATTCTTGTTTGCCAGCTGGAGTTGTGTTTTTGTTTGCAACTGGTGATGGTTTGGTTGGATGTTGTTTAGATGCAATGTTACTGTCATCTTTACCGATGTTGGAAGATCCAAGTTTTTCTTCAATCTTGCCTTCATCTGTGGTGGCTTCTTCAGCCATTTCTTCCTTGAGCTTTTCTGCGAACATTTCTTTCATGCTTGCAGCAAAGTTTTCTTCAAGGAAAGTTTTTGCATTTGCCAAAGCTGTTTCACGTACAGCCTTTGCGTCTGCAATGCTTTCTTTTAATAGATCGCTCATAATTATATATCTGCCTTTCTTATTGTTATTTGTTGGTGAAGCTATTGAAGAACTCCAAAGAAGATAAAATGATGTGACATCAAAGAATGATGTATTTGAATAATAAATATAATATAAAACTGAAAGAAGTGTAAATAATTTATATTTATTGATATATGCCTGCAAAAAGCGAAAAACAAGCAAGACTTTTCAGACTCGTAAGAGCACTACAAAAGGGTGGAATTAAATCCAAAGAAGTATCTCCACAAATTCGTAAAATGGCTCGTACTATCAAACCAAGTAGTGTTAAAGACTTTACCAAGGTAAAAGAAATTATTCAAAGACTAAAAGAAAATGAATATAGTTTGAGTAAAATGAAAAAGGTAAAGGGTGTTAGTCTTAAACAACATTTAATGAAACAAGTTGGATTGCCATTTGATGAAAAGGAACTTGAAATATTTCAAAGTAAACAAACTGGTTTTGCTGGATTTGGTAAAACTACTTTTAAAAATAACAAAACCAACAACGAAATTTATACTGAAGTTAGTAGTAATAATACAAATAAAAAGTTTGTATTTAAAAAATTAGTGGATAGTAATGATGGTAGTTACAAATATGCATGTTTTGTACAGAGATCGTTTCCAGATAAACCCGAAAAAGAAATATTGGATTTATTAAGCAACAGTTTTGATAATAAAGACGTTGCCGAAAAAACTAAAACATTATCAGACTTCATTGACCGCATCAACACAACTCTAGGATCTATTTAATATGCCATACAATTTCAACCCAAATTTTAATAGACACATGAATCAACCCAAGGATAATTACAAAAATATCAAACGAAAGGGTGATGAAAATCCATATTCTAATCCAGATGTACGTGCAATGAATACCAATTACAACAATTACAAGAGTCCTAAATTGGTTAATTTTTTAAACAACGATAATTTCGAAGAAGATGTTAAAATGTACAAGTTGGAAGATTTGGATCATCCAAACGGATGGAACTTTTCGGAATTAGATATGTTGGGAGAAATGAATTTCAGAATTGATGACGACTACAAAATGTTTAGTGAAATCGAAGTGCCATCTCTTCAATTAGAAAATGAAAAAATAAAAGCCTTCGTCTATAAAACTGACGAAGGCTATGTGTTGGAAACCAATCGAAAATACGTTTTTGAAACGTTTAATAAATTGTTAGAATATATCGATTCTATCCCAATGAAGCAATACTAACCGAGTTTGGTTGTGCTTGTGTTTGAAAAGCTTGTGGAGCTTCATTAACTTGATCCGCAATTTCAAAATATCTCTCTAAACGACGGCCAACTTCTTCATACAACATTTCAAGTTGTTTTTCGATGGCTTTCATTTTTTGAGCTTCTTCGTACATCTTTGCGGCATCACGTTTGATTTCTTTCATATCACGTTCTACCATTTTAGCTTCCATCCAATCACCACATTCCTTCAAAGCGTATCTTTCGGCTAAATTGACAGCTTCCATGATCTTTTGAGCGGTAGCATATACATTGTCAGCCTTTAAACCTTTACGATATTCGTTGTATGATTTAATGGTTTCAACCATATTCTTCTTTTCATAAACTGTAAGAGGAGTATAGGCGTGTTCCGTAGAATTTTCTAGTAAATGTTTTAATTTCATACTTTATAAATATTATAATTCTGATAGAATGTTGTGGATAATTCTTTCAACATTACTATATGGGTTGATAATTGTTTTGTGTTGTTCTACACTTTCATTAATTTTACCTTGAGGATACATAAAAGCACCTTGAGTACTAGGATTGCTTACAAAGTCAAAGGCAATTAAATCAAAATCATCTTGAACAACATCTGTACCTTCTCTCATATCCTTCTTAACACTACCCAATCCACGACTACTGATACCCAATAAAATACCAGATTGTAATAAATCTCTAAGAATATTACCACTTGGTGTAGGAAGAATTTCAACGGTACCAACTAGATCTTTTCCATCCCAACCCATATCCACAATGTTGTGGCTGACGTTCTTTAAGTTAACAACAGAAGATTCTGGATGATCAAGTTCACCCATAGCACGACGTTGTTTAACGAAATTTTGCATATATTTATCAGCTTCTCGTTTCAATACGTCTTCTGGATATACTCGTCCGTTTTGATTCTTGGCATCAGCTCTTTGCAATACGCCGTTTACGAGAAGTTTACCATCTTTTAGCGATTCATTCAAAGAGGTTCGCTTAAATTCAAATGGCATTACATCAATTAATACTTGTTTCATATTATACTTTTGGTTGTGTAGGAGGTTGTTGTTCTGCACCAGTATTTGGTTCAGTTGAAGGTTCTTCTTCATCCGAG